CAAACGATGAATACACGGCCAACCCTGCCTAATGCTTTGATGTTAATCGACAGATTCACAGGCACAAGAAAGGGGCCTTGCGGCCCCGGTGGTCATTCCTCGTCGTTCAAGATGTCTTCCATCAAGTTCAATGCCCTTGTGGATTGGCTGACGTGTTCATCGACGAGGTAGCGAAGGCGTCGGTCTGACTCCTCCATTTGCTTGATCAGCTGATTGAGCTGGTCGGCAATGCGTCCCATGATTCAGTTGCGAGGTGCGCGGCTGTCTCCAGCCGTGCCCATAGCATGCCATACGGTATGCCACTTGTCAAAGGGCAGTCAGTACAGGCGGATGCCAGTCCCTCGACCTGCCCGCGCATGCAAGATCGAGAACTCGCGGAACACCAAATAGCCCAGGGCGTCGTTCATGTGGTCGTAGCCCGCGTCTTTGTCTGGCTCGCCCTGCTCCGTGTAGCTCTGCAGCTCCAGGCACTCGATCGTTCGTTTGCAGTGCGCCGCTACCTGCAGCCGGACCTCACCCTTCCCGTTCTCCAGCAAAGCTTGAACAGAAGCCACCCGATCACGGACGGGAGGATTCGATTTCGGTGATTGATTACTGAACCCATAGGACTCAAGGATCGCGACATCGGTGCGGCTGGAATTCGTAGATCGTGCCGCTCCTGATGCGTCCGAAATCGTCTGCGTATTTCTTGTGCCAGGGCGTCGGTGTCATGGGCGCCGCTGATCTCATCAATCAGCAGTAAAGAATTACCCAGACGCACGCCGATAACGGCGCTCATGTTCCCGATGTTGAAGTCAATCCCGGCGCGGATGGGTTCGTCGCTGACATCTGGAAGATCTCGACAGATGTGTTTGGCGCGATCGAACCGGTCGTAGACCTGGCCGGTGGTCAAGTTGGTGAACTCGCCTTGAAGGTACGCGGCGAGAAGGCTGGGGTCGTAGGACGCTTCCAGCCGGGAGATGAAGTCTGGGGGCAGATGTGGATTGTCCGCCGAGCGCATTTTAATGAGCCTGCGGTCCTTGCGCTCCTTTGCCTCCTCGGTGCCGAACGTGTTCCACATCCAGCGGAAACCCTCGGGGGTGGATGCTGCGGCGAACTGTCGGACGTTGCCGGCCCGAAGGCGGCCGAGGATCTTGGGGAACGCCTTAGCGGCCACGGCGGGCGGGACCGTGTCCATCTCATCGGCCAGGCAGAACGACAAATTGAGTCCAATGATTCTCGTCCAGGACTCAAGGGACCGGCACAAGATCTTGGTGTCGCCTCCGGGTAGGTGCAGGATCACCTCGGGCAGTGGCGAGGCGCGGAAGGTATAGGGGATCTCATAGCGCTCCAGGAACGCCTCGAAGTCGTTGAGCCAGATGTCCCGAACCAGCGGCCCGGTCGGCTCCATCACACAGCCGGTGTGGCCTTGGTTGGCCAGAGCCAGGGCGCAAGTCTTAGCAGCTAGGGCGTGGGTCTTGCCGCTGCCGTAGCCGGCGCACAGCCCGAGGATCTCGGTGTCCTGGTCGTCCACAAAGGCCAGCTGGCCGGGGTGC